TTTTAAGTAATTGTAGATAGTCATCAAGATTGTACTTCTCAAATACTTGTATAGATCCTTCTTCAGTGGCGATAAGTGTGACAATTTTTTTTACCTCAATTCCTGATCGTTCGAGGAACATCGCTGCATACGCAGTCTCTTGGACAAAATAATTTTCGATGTATTCCTCTTTTTTTTCTTTAGTAGAAGTTTTGAAATCTATCACTGCTAACTCGCCATTGAACTCAGCAATACAATCCACTCGACCTGCCAAACCAAGATAATGTGAATAGAGAAAGGTCTCTAGACAATAGATATTATCTATTTTGTTCAGTGTAGATTTTGCTGCTTGAAACATTCTAACAGATAATGGATTATTTTCCAAGTATGTGTCAGTGTTTAATTCACCTTTGAAATAATCTTCAGCAAGGTTATGAAATGCTGTACCGCGTTGAGTGGCACGAGCAGTGATACGATTAGCCTCGTTTTCACCAATTTTATTTCTCCAATCCTTAAAGAATTGTGCGTTCTTGAAAGATGTGATTGAGGTCACGCTTGGATAATATTTATCAGCACCAGGAATTGGATAGAATCTTACTCCATCTTTATTCACAGGTTCGACATCAATTTCATTGACATCAACATTAATAAAATTAAACATTTATAATCCTAAATTGTATTTTGCGATGAGGTATGACTTGACTAAACCAGAACGAACAATATCATCGATACCAAATTCTATACAAGAAAAATCTTCCATGTTCTGTAAGATTTTAATAAAATCTGATATACCATTCTTATCATTCTCTCTTGTTAAATCAGTTTGAGTTATATCACCACAGAACATGATCTTACTATCCTCTCCAATACGAGTGATCATAGAATCAAGTTCGTGGAAGTTTAGATTACTAAACTCGTCTACAATAACAATAGAATTATCAAGGGTAACACCGCGAATAAAACTTGTAGACCAGAAACTAATAGTTTCTTGTGCTCTGAGGTTGTCATAAAGCATGTCAAATGAATTATCATCAGGCATACTAAACATATACCTAACCATATTCTTGTAA